AGCAAAAACTTGGATTGAACAAGTACATTGGCAAAAGGAAAAATACAATGAAGATTAATGAAATAGTTACAGAAGACGCTAGTGTTGGTGCTATAGCAAGTGGTAACATGGCTAGTGTTAGTTTTCCGATGACACCAGGAACTACAAAGAAACAACAACGTCAAGCAGTAGATCCTTTTGGATATACCGTAAACAAAAAAGGTAAAAAGCAAAAGTCATTATTTGCTGGCTATACACAACCTGTAGATAATACTGGTAAAGTAATAAAACGATAAATACTCACACACACAAATTACAGGAACAAAACAATGCGTGATATTATTACAAAACTAGAAGAAATTAACGTTGAAAAACCTCAACTCAATGAAGGCTTGGGTGACATGGCACATGAGGCTGAAAAAGATCATGAAGTGCAGATGGCACGGAGTGATTGCTATAAGAGTGCAAAGTATGCAGTATCAATCCACAAGATGCTTAAAGATGTAAGCGAAATGGAAGGTATTGATGGCTGGGTAGCAAGTAAACTTACCAAAGCCGCTGATTACTTGGGCAGTGTAAAGCACTACATGGAAGGCCAAATCATGCAAGACGTAGAACTAGCAGTTGTTCCTGTTGCTGGTGATATGACAGACGCTATGACAATGCCACAAGAAAGCATTGAAGAAGTACACGAAGCAGAAGAGCGTACCTATATTGTAGTTCATGCAAAACACGGCAAGGAAGAAATCAAAGCATCTTCAAGTTACGCTGCAGCTAAAAAATATGCTGAAATGAAAAAATTAAAAAGCACAGCAGGCGTAGATGCATATCTAGCAGACGAAGAAAAGACTGCTACAGAAAGTGTTGAAGAAGCAGTGATCTCAGAAGATCGTGAAGTAATGGTTAGAGCAACAAACATTGATTATGATGGACCAGCACTTGATAAACTTCCAACAGATGTAAATGTAAAAGTAATGGTTAATCCTGGCGACAGCGAAGATGAAATTTTTGATATGGTTGCTGACGAACTAGAAGATCGCTATGGTGTCAAAGTAAGTGGTTTTGATATGAAGATGATGGAAGCATTAACAAAAGCACAACAAGATGCAATTGATGCTGCTCCTGGTAGAACCATTGATGATATGAGCCCATTAGAACGAGACTCTTTGAAACGTAGTATTAGAAAGAATCAAATGAATCCTGATGGATCTCTTGCTAATCAAAGTGAACCTAGCAAGGCATACTTTAAGAAGATGGGCTATGATAAGTTAATGGGAGTTAAAATTGAGGATGCAATTGAAGAAGAAGATGTAATAGGTGATATCATTGATAAACTAAACAAGATGGGCGTAAAAGGCAAAAGTCCAAATAAACCAAGAATGACTTTACCAAAATCAAAGCCTGCAGAGCCAATTGGTAGTGATCCAGAAACAGGCGCAACAAAAGGTCTTCCACCAGAAGAAGTATACAGTACACAGCAACTACAGCAGATTGCTAATCAAAACCGTATTACTAAACCAGCACTTAAAAAAGAATCTACTTTTGCAGATTGGAGTAAAAAATAATGTCAGACTTTTTCTCAATGGTACAAAAACTAAATGCCATTTCACAAAACGAGGAAGTGGATGTTACTCCAAGTCCTGAAACAACAACAAAGCGTCAAGAGATTGCTGAAACAGCAACTCTGCTAAACAAGTTCAATGCTATTAGTGCAGAGAATCCTTACACACCAGTCGTAGCAGAAGCACAAGAGGCAGAAGTTGAAGAAACAATGCAGGATCGTTTTGCTAAGTTTTTAAAGGCAGAACGCACAGCAGGCACCGAAGTTGAAGAAATGAAATCAATGATTGACGAAGGTACAGCAGAATATGAATATGCTGATCGTGCATTTTCAAAGATTGCCGAAACAATCAACACACTTGAACAAATGGTGCGAGAAGGCGGTATGCTAGAACGTAAGATTTCACAAGCAGGAGGCGACCCAGCAGCACTTGCAGATATGCGTCAAGCACTAAGTGATGCATATGATGCATATGAAATTGCACACATGGATGCACTAGGCAGTGCGGCAAAGGAAGGCTAATGCGGTTCCGTCAATTTTCAGAAGGTGCGATGGATGACACAATTCGCATCATGCAGAAAACATTCTCACCTGAGCGTAGAGCAGTACAGGATAAAGTGTTGGAAGTTGTGCGCATGGTGCAAATGGGCAAGGGCGATAAGATGGAACTTGCTCGTGCTATTACAGAACTTGCTAAAAGCGAATTAGAAGTAAAGCGCAGTGATCCTGATCTTAAAATTAGTGTAGATCAAAATCTTGGTATGCTAGATCGTGCAATGAAAGCAGTAACAGGCATGAGTGAAGGCATTACTGAAGATGAGATAGAAGAATATAAAAGCCTAGCAAGTCTACGCAACAGGTCAAGTTTGGATGCAATGGCTAGATTGCAGGATAGAAACAAACCAAAGACACCAAAAGTTATTCAGATTCCCAAGGGCACACAACTAGACTTGTTTAAAAAAGCAGCAGGTGAAAGTGTTGAAGAGTCACTCACAGAAGAACAGTTTGATGAAAAAGCAGGCGAAAAAGATGCTTGCTATCGCAAAGTAAAATCACGTTACAAAGTATGGCCCAGTGCATATGCTAGTGGCGCACTAGTACAATGTCGCAAGGTTGGTGCAGCCAACTGGGGTAATAAGAGCAAGAAGAAAAAGTAATGCGAGCCTATGAACTACATGAGGATCTAAAAGCGTGGTTCGGCAAAGGTAAACAAGGCGGCGCCGGTGGTGGTGGCTGGGATGCTTATGATAGTTCAGGCAACCGCATAGGTAAGTGTGGCGATACTAAAGGAAAGTCAAAGCCCAAGTGTTTGAGTAAGAGTGCAGCAGCAAAATTGCGTAACGCAGACAAAGATGGCGATGGTAAAAAAGACGGCAAGGCAGGTATTGCCCGTGCTGTTAAACGCAAAAGAGCCCAAGACCCTAACAGGAATCGCAAGGGCAAAGCAAAGAATGTGAGTAACTAAAATGGGATTACTATTAGAACAGATTGAAATTGTCGAAGGTGAAAAAGAAATTGCAACAGTAATAAAAGCAATTAGAACTGGTGCAAAAGATGTAGATGAAATTCGTCAATACATTGAAAAAAGCACAGGTAAGTCTATGGCTGATGTAACAGATGCAGATATTAGACAAGGCATTGCAAGAGGATATAAACTTGCAAGACAAGGAGCAGGCAGGGCGCAGAGTTATGTTTCTCCTGGTATGGCTAAGGCTGCTGCTGACAAATACGATACATATGGACAATTGGCAGCACCTACAGTAGCAGGTATGGCAGACAAAGGCAACTATCAAGCAGTAAGTCCAAGCGGTGAGCCAATTGATATTGATGTAGATCTGTCATTGAGCGATGTTTCTAGCATGATGAACATGTATAACAAATTGGAAAAAGATTTTCCTAATGCAGCGAAGCGTTTAAGACGTGGCGACTTTCCAGGTGCTTTAAATACACTTTACAAGCGTATGGCTAGATAATGAGAGCAAACGAGTTTATATTAGAAAGAGTTACTGGAACAATTGATCCTCGCACCGGCGATGTTGATATGGTAAATCAGCGTACCGGCAAGATGACTCAATTACGAAAAGACACACAGACTGATATAGATGATCAAGGCACTAAAGTTTACAGGGGCGGAACGTTAAGAAGTGTCAGTACTCCTAAAATTGGTGGCTTACAAGCAAAGCAAACATTTAGACCAGATAGCACTCCGGGTTATCAGCAAGTAGATTATGAAACAGGTGGAGTTAGTGTTTCAGCAAAAGGATCACCTGAAACTGGATATGATCAGTCTGTAAGGTATAAAATGGGCGGCATGGATGTAGGCACTACGCAAAAGTATAGTGGTCAAAAATCAATGGACATGGGCTATCAAATTAATCCTGGGACAAAAGTTAATGTAACATCTAAAATATCAAAGCCTGGTGCTAAACCTGTTACTAAAATGTCACTAACACAAAGTCAATTTGAAGATGTACAAGCAGCAATTCGCGAACACATTAAGATGGGCGTACCATTTACAGAGTGCATGTTTCGTGCAGGCAGTCCTGCATTTACAGAGTTTTATCGTCAAGTGCGCGAGTGCGCAGACAAACTAAACTTGGACTGGCAGGATCAAGAACTACTAAACACAGACATTGGTGAATGTATTATGGTCGAAGGCGAACTTGTACCACTAGATGTTCCAATGGAAGAATTAGAATTAGATGAAGCAGAATATCAAGGACGCAAAGTAAAACTTAACAGCCCAAAGCGTGGCGGTAGTAAAAAGTTTTATGTATATGTTAAGAATCCAAAAACTGGTCGTGTAAAGAAGATCAGTTGGGGAGATACAACTGGACTAAGTGTAAAAGCCAAGGACAGAGGCGCAGTGCGTTCGTTTGTAGCACGCCATAAATGTAAACAAGCAAACGATAAGATGACGGCTCGTTACTGGAGTTGCCGTACTCCAAGATACAAGGCGTTAGGAGTAAAAGGCGGGCAATGGTGGTAAAACCTTACGAGGAAACCCAAGTTGCACCTAACATCAAACACAGAACATTTAGAGAAGATGCAGATAACAGCGATTTATGCTGGCATCGCGATAGAGAAGATCGTACAGTTCGTGTAGTGGAAGGTGAGGGTTGGAGTTTACAATTAGACAATAGATTGCCTATGGCACTTGTGCCAGGCAGAGAATATTTTATTCCTGAAGCAGTCTATCATAGACTAATAAAAGGCAACAATACACTAATAGTTGAAATAATTCAGCATTTCAAATAACAGCATATAAATACAATACGGAGCGCACATGTCACGATTTTTGAGATGGTGGTTACTATTCTGCACTAGTTGTGCAGCATTGTTTACTGCCTATAGTTTTGGTTTTATAAACGAGTTACTCGCAAAGGATACAACACGACTAAGTTTTGTCATTTTGATTACTTGGTTTTTAAGTAGCATGTATATAGGCTGGTTGACACATAGAAGTTCAAATGGTCATAATATTACAGGCGGTACAAATATTGGATGGTTTATAACTGAACTACTACTTGCAATGGGTATGATAGGCACAGTAATAGGATTTATTCTTATGCTGGGCGGCAGTTTTGAAAGTTTAAATGTAAATGACACAGGCAGTGTTAAAAATGCACTCACAGACATGGCACTGGGCATGAGTACTGCATTGTATACAACTCTAGTGGGTATGATATGCAGTCAGATTCTTAAGGTACAGTTAGTCAATGTTGAATCCAGATAACAGACTCAAGTACAAAAGCAGTATAGGATTTACAGATCTATTATTTAATTTAGTAATAGGCTTTGTGTATTTGTTTGTTATTGCATTTATACTAATTAATCCTGTTGCAAAGCAGGGTGATGTAGAGAAAAAAGCAGAATACATAGTAGTAATCGAATGGAATCATGAATACAACGATGATATAGATTTATGGATCAAGGATCCTGCTGGAAACATAGTAAGTTTTCTTACTAAAAGTTCCGGGCTAATGAATCTTGAAAAAGATGATCTTGGCACTAGCAATGATAGTATAGTTACAAATGGCGATACGAAAACTATATTTTTGAACAGAGAAGTGGTCACATTAAGAGGCACAATACCAGGCGAGTATGAGGTAATGGCCCATGTCTACAATAGAAAGTTTACAACTTATAAAGGATCTGCTAGACAGGATTTACCTGGTGACATAATAGTATCTGTAATAAAAATAAATCCATACGTTGAAGCATACACATCAAAGCGTCCTTACATGGAAACAGGACAAAATATAAGTTTAGTCCGTTTTAGTGTAGCAGATAACAATGCATACCTAGGACATAATGAAAATCCCAGTGACTTCATAACACGCAAAGGCACTAGTGGTATAGGCAGAAGTGATTTTCAAGGAGGAAGTTTTTAATGTTTGATTATAATTTGTTTCCATTTTTTGCAAGTATGATATTACTAATAATTATAGTACTAGCAATAGGCGTTCACTTTTACAGAAACGCATTAATCATGTTTGTTGTTATACCTGTTGCATTGTTCTGTGCTTTTACAGGATATAATACAATAACACAAATGCTTGGATATCCTATTAAACAAGAAATACCTGAAGAAAGTCTATACCTTAATCATATTGAAAATAACGATGGAACTGAACTTTATGTATGGGTTTTAGAGCCAGAGCGTATGATGCCAAAGAACTACAGTATACCTGCAACTGACAGTAATAAGAAACAAATGCAACGTGCCAAAGGTCGTACAGATAAAGGTATAAATCAAAAAATAGGCAAATACAAAAAGTTACGACCCGGAGCAGATAACAGTGGAGAATATCTTACATACGACTTCACTGTAGATAGTCAAGGACTAAAGTGATCAAACCTGTTGAAATTACACAACATATCTAGTATAATAAGTTTATGAAACAGGTATTACCTTTTTTAGAAACAATGATAACACAATCATGTCAACTAAGTTGCACGGGTTGTACAAACTATAGTGACTTAAAGCATAGTGGATATGTAAAGTGGCAATACGGTAAACGTGATCTAGAACAGTGGCTTGAACGCTTGGATATACCGGACTTTGGTATTATGGGCGGTGAACCGTTAATAAATCCAGAAGTTAAACAATGGCTTATTGGGGTAAGAGAACTAATGCCAAATAGCCAGATCCGATTTACAACAAACGGATTACTGTTAGAAAAGCATTGGGACATTATTGAACTAATGCATGACTTGGGAAATGTAAGTTTTAAAATTACTGCACACACTCCTGAGTTGCTAGAACACACAATCAATAAAATAATGAATATGTATGAATGGCGACCTGTGCATGAATATGGTATTGATAGATTAATAACTACTAATCAATTTAGGTTACATGTTAAGACACCACTGAGTTTTCTAAAAACATTTCGCAATGACTATGCAGATATGATGCCTTGTTATAGCGATCACAAGCAAGCATTTGATAGTTGTATACAGCAGACATGCCCGTTACTATACAAAGGAAAGATATACAAGTGTAGCACTAGTGGTTTACTTAGCGATACACTAGCAAAGTTTGGTAATCCGAATATAGAGCATTGGCAGCAGTTTATACCTAAGGGAATATCTCTCACTAGTGACAGCGATGAAATACAAGATTTTATAGCAAACTTTGGAAAGCCTAACAACATCTGTGCGCAGTGCCCAACACACTTAGATAAAGAACAGATAATAAATCATCTTGACACAGTTGCATTTAAATAGTATAATAATTTATAATCAATAAGGAGTACTCACATGAGTGACAGAGTTTTCGGGCCTGAAGAAAAGGCAAAACTAACACAACTAGTAAACGAAGGCATTACAGTAATGCAGGAAGTCGATGACCTTAATGATGGTCTCAACGATACAATCAAAGCAATTGCAGAAGAAATGCAGATTAAACCAAGTGTATTGAAAAAAGCATTGCGCACAGCATACAAAGCAGACTTTGACAAGCACAGTGACGAATACAGTGAACTTGAGAATATCCTGGCTACTGTAGGCAAAATCTAAGTGCAAAAAGTTAAACAATTTTGGATTAACAGTTACACCAGTGACGTTACTGCATTCTACTTTGAACTTGTAAGTTTTATTTTTACAGTAGGCGCTAGTATGTTATTGGCTGTAAACGCTGATAATCCAGATATGCTAATTGTGTATCCTGGATTTTTTATAGGAAGTATAA